AGAAAATCGCCGAGCGTGACGGCTGCCGTCGCGGCCGAACCGGCAGACGCTGAGCCGTACGAAACGGTGATCAGGCCCATGATGATCCGGTCGGCCCGAGCGAACCCGTTCGCCAGGTCGAGCACGGAAATGGTGTGCATCGCTATGCTCATCGGGACTGCTCCTGCCGCTTCGGCGCTGGTCGCTGTTGCTGTTGGCGCTGCTGCGCCGGCTTCTGATTGCTGCTGCTGCTACTGTTGCCGCCGCCGCCTTGCGATGGCAGTTCGGTATCTTCGATCAGGCCCGCGCTGCGCGCCGCGTTCTTGGCGATCTCGATGTCGGCGTGCGTCATGTCGGCCCACTCGCCCTCGGCAGGCTCCTCGCCGAGCTTCTCGCGCACCTGATTGACGGTGAAGATGCTTCGATCGAAGTACTGCGTGAGGATTTGCGCCGTGGCCTGCTCGTCCTCGCGATCCAGGCCGACCCACTTGAACTCGATCTGGGAGAATCCCAGCGCCGCCTCGATCACTTCGCGGTCGAGATGCGCCTTGATCAGACGGGCCAGCGGCTTGATCGCGCCGTCCCAGTCCCGGTCCTCCATGACCTCGGCCGTGTTGCGGTTCACGTCCCGCTCGACGTTCAGGTTCATGTTGCTGATGTCGAACGCGGCCGCGATCTCGGTCCTCAGAAACTCCTGGTAGGCGAGGTACAGAGCCTTGTCGCCCTCGGGATAGAGCCGGATCGCATTGGGGCCGCGCTGCTTGCCCGCCGTCTCCGCGTTCGCAACATCGGTGCTGATGATCGGGATCTGGCCCTGGCCCTCGACTTCGTTCCGCCAGTATTGCCGGAAGGTCAGGATCGAGTCTTTGTCCGCCTCGCCCAGGTCGATCATGAAGGGCGGCAGCGCGTTGCCCGCGAGCCGCCCGGCGAACTCGCCCGCGGCAAGCTGGCGCGAGATGGAGTTGAACGCGATTTCGAGGGGGCCGAAACCGAACGGGGTCGCGGTGCTCGGGTTGGGCCTGATATAAACCAACTCGTCGTTCCGCAGGTAAATGCCTTCGCCCCAGCCCGTGCCGCTGTTGCCGTAGCCGATGGTTTGCAGGTAGCGGGCCTCGTTGGTCCCGCCATTCCAGGCGGGCAGCAGTTGGATCGAGAGCCCGTCCACGGGCCACAGGAACACGGGCCGGTCCTGACGGCCCGACAAGCCGATCTCGATAGCGCCGGCGCCGACCAGAATGTCCTCGGTGACTTGCTGCACGAAAGTCAGAAAAGAGTCGTCGTCGTTCGGGTTGGCCAAGCAGGCCGTCACGGTGTCGATCTGCCGCTGCAACTCGCTGTTGAGCGTGACACCAGCCTTGATCGTGATCTCCCAATCCAGCATCGCCAACGGCTGCTTGACCGCGTTGATGGCGCGGCGCGCGATCGGCGTATGACTGAAAAATCGCAGGTTCTTCGGGCTCGACTTGTAGACGACGCGGCGCTTGGAGTGCGGGTCGGCCTGGCCCAGAGAGATCAGCTGCGGGAAGGGAAGCGTGTCGCGGGTCGGCTCGTTTCTCCGCCTGCCGCGCCGGAACGGCTTGAGCAAGGCATCGAGGATCGGTGCCATGCGGGCCAACTCCTTAGATCAGGCGCAGCTTCGGCCTCACCGGCGGCACAGCGAAGGAGTAGATGCAGCTATCGCCTTTGTCCGTGCTGCGGCCGATCCGCTCCCGCACGTCGTCCTTGCTCTCGATCTGGATGCCGCGTAGCGCCATGTGCCAGCGCGGCGCGGCGAGGTCGGCCCGCAACTCGCGATCCGGCGGCAAGGCGATCTCCTCGCCGGAAGTCGGGTCAAGGGCCTCGCGCAGCTTCCACCACCATTCGGCCCGCTTGTTCACGAAGCCCAGCTTGCCCGTCTTGTCCCGGGCGTGACTGGCCTGGCTGCTGTTCATCGCCACGGCATCGAGGCCGAGCTGCAGGGCGTGATCGTAGGGGCTCGACCCGACCCCGATCACGTCGATCTGGATGGTCGGGCTCTGTCCGGTCGGGATGGACGAGGCGATCAGGCCGGCGACTTTCGGCCCGTCCGGTGTCGATTCCCCGTCATAGACGGACTGATACCCCATCCAGGCGCCGTGCCGTGGTGACAGCACGGTCTTGTCGTCGCCGCCGCGCGCCACGTCTACGCCCATCACGTCCATCCAGCCGGGCGGCTCAGGCGTCCATCGCGCCTGCGCGAGTAGAATCCACGCGGTCGGGATGACCTGCATCGGGTCGTCATCCTGCCCGGCCTCGAAATCGCCGAGCAGCATTTGCGAGCGCATCGGCTCGGGCAGGCCTTGCAGCACCGTCATGTAGCCTGATGCCATGTAGATCGGATTGTCCTGCACCCTGGCCCGGATGAAGGATCGGCTGCGCGGCTGGATGATGTCGGTCGGCTTGTAGTCGCCCGGGTCGAAGTCGTAGACGATCTCGTTGTCGCTCAGGACGAACCGGTCGGGTCCGTGGAGTTCCATGTCCTTGCCCTTGATCGTGGCGAACCAGCGCAACTCGCCTTCCCGGGCCGGATGCGGATGCGTCTTGTCGAGCCAAGGGCCCCAGTAGGAGATCACCCAATCGCCCGTCGCATCGGTGGGCGGGTTGCCGGCGCACACGATGCGGACCCGCTGAGCAGGATCGTTCGAGCGGTTCCACCCAATCAGGCGCCGGTACTGCATCTCGCTGAAATGCGTGATCTCATCGAAGCCGATGAAATCGTGCGGTCGGCCTTGGTATTTCTTCCAGTCCTCCTCCAACTGCACCGCGCCGAACTCGATGGTGCGCTGGCCCTGAAACGCGACGCGCCATAGCTCCTTCTGGCCGTTGAACGAGCCGAGCGCGCCGATGATCTCGGAGGACCGTTCGCGCAACCCCTGCAGGTCCTTGAACCGACGCCGGAACACGATGCTGCGCTGATGTTTCGTGAGGCTCATGCCGAGCAGCAGATCGGTTTTCCCGCCGCCGGCAGCCCCGCCATAAAACAATTCGTCGGCCGGATGCGTGAGGGCCTCGGCCTGCGGGCTATTCGGGAATGGGATCCACGGAACCGTCATCGGCTTCGCTTGCAGGAAGCGCCGTTTCTGATGCTCCAAAGTCGCTCGCTCCAGCAGGGAGCGACGCTGAGAGGGCGGCAATGACCTGAGCCAGCTGATCGTCTGGGAGGTTGCCGAAGTTGAGCGATTTGCCATCCGCGCCAGTCAGTTCGTAGCGCCCGCGCTGCTGCCAGCCAAAGCGGCGTTCGAGCAGGAAGAACATGCAGCCCCGATCGCCTTGCAGGGCCTTCTGCACGAGCTTGCCCTCAACGGCGGATCGGATGAAGTCGTTGCCGTTCTTCAGTTCCTCCTTGAAGTATTTCCGCAGCGTGGGCCGTGTGATGCCGAGATAGTTGGCGATCTGGTGATGCGTCTGGCCCGTCGAGGTCAGGGCCTTGACCACCATCGAGTGCCCCGGCTCGGGCTCCCAGGCAGGGCGGCCGCCGCGCTTTGCGTCGGCCACGTCAGCGGACGCCGATGAACTTGTGCGTCTGGATGCTGAGCCGCCAGCCGTTCGCGGTAGCCGAAGCGATGCAAAGCTCGGTCGCCTTCTTGCTGGTCGAGAGCGGTTGCAGCCACACGTCCACCGAGGCGCGGGCGTGGCCGAGCCACGGGACCATCTTCTCGATGTCGGCAGGCTTGCCGACCGGGACCTTGATCTCGTCCGCCCGAGCGAAAGCCGTCTCGTAGATGTCGCGCCCGCCAGGCATCCCGATCTTGGGCGACAGTGTCACCCAGGCGCGATGATCAACGAGGATCGGATAGGTGCCGCTCGTCTCGATCTGCACGGTTCGGCCCGCGTCACACAACGCGCCGGTCAGGGCGCGCAGATCATGGGCGCACGGCTCGCCACCGGTCAGGACGACATGCTTCGCCTGATAGCGCGTGACCAGATCGACCAGCTCGGCGGCGCTGAACGTGGCATAGGTCGGGGCGTCCTCGACCTTGCCGAGCATCTCGGCCGGGGCGATGGCGAGGTCGGGCGCCACGAACCAGGTATGCTTCGTGTCGCAGAACGCGCAGCCCACGTCACAGCCCATCAGGCGGACAAAGACGGCGGGCGTTCCGGTGAAGCGGGCCTCGCCCTGAATGGTCTGGAAAATCTCGTTGACGGGGAGCGTGTCGCTCATGAGGTGCTCGTTACCATCGCGCCGTTGGCGCCGTGTTCCTTGACCTCGGCGCGCACGAGCCTGACCCGGGGCGCGTAGCCGTTGGTCAGCAGCCATTGCTGAGTGTGATCGAAAACCATCTCGGCGAAGCGTTCGCATCCCGTGCCGCGCACGACGCGCACCTGCGCCATGCCGCGCTTCGTCGCATCGAGGAACCATGCCAGTTGAGGATCGTCCTCGGCAACGAGGGTCAGGTGATCGAAGGTGTCCTGCAACCAGGCGCGCAGCGATTTGAGCGCGCCGAAATCGACCACCCAGCCCCGCTCGTCCAGCTCCTTCGCCTCGAACTCCAAATGCACCGCGAGGGCGTAGCCGTGCAGGAAGCGGCAATGACTGTCGGCGCGCCACTGACGGAAGCAAGCCGACAAGCCGAGGTCGTGGCCGAATGTCTTTGTGCTGCGGTATGGCATTGCGTGACCGTCACGTGACCCGGCACGTAGCCGTCACGTGACTCTTTGAAGGGAAGGGAAGTGAATAGAAAAGAATCAATCAGTAACCCATGCCGGCAATCAGCGAGAGCAGTTCGGCGCGGGCGGAGTGGTCGGTCTTGAACACGCCACGCAGCACCGAGGTCGTCATCTCGCTCGCGTCGCGCACGCCGCGCCAGGCGCAGCAGAAGTGCTTGGCGCGAATGATGACGCCCAGGCCGCGCGGCGTGACCTGAGCCTCGATCGCGTCGGCCAGCTGCTCGGCGGCCTCCTCCTGAATCTGAGGGCGGGCCATGATCCATTCGGTCAGGCGGTTGAACTTGGACAAGCCGATCAGGCGTTCCGCCGGGACGATGCCGATCCAAGCCTGGCCCATGATCGGGACCATGTGATGCGAGCAGGACGAGCGAACCGAGATCGGGCCGACCGCGTAGCACTCGTCAACGTGCTTCACGTTCGGGAACGTCGTGACGCAAGGCATCGCCTCGTAGCGGCCCGCGAACACCTCGCGGCAGAACATCTTGGCGACGCGCGCCGCGGTGTCCTGCGTGTTGTGATCGTTCGCCGTGTCGATCACGAGGGCCGCGAGCAGGCCGGTCACGTGATCGCGCACCTCCTGCTCGATCGCCTCGATGTCGCCGGGCTCGAGGAAGGCCGCGATGTTGTCATTGGCGTTGAACGACCGGCCCGCGCGCTCCAGCCGGGCGCGCACGCGAAGCGACACGGGAACCGGGATGGAGCTTTCGGGCAACAGCGGGTGTCCTTCGAGCCATGCCTGAGCGGCTGGTCTGGCCGGCTGGCCTGGCGACAACCAACTAGTGCATCAGATGCGGTTTCGCCGGAAATTGGAGGTCGGTTCGAGAGGCGCTGGTGCCACTCCCCGACGTTGGAGGGAAAACAACGTGAGCGAGCAAAAGACCTATGGTCGCAAGGACAATGCGATCGCCGCGTGCCGCAAGGCCGGCTTTGATCCCAATGAGTTCGAGTTCGTGCAGGCCGAAGGTGGCCGGTGGACCTGGCAGGCCAAGGGCGAGCCGGGCGACGAGGTTGCGCCGAAGCAGGTCGAGCAGGCCAGCGACGAGATCGTGGTCCGCATGATGGCCGACGAGGACGACTACGACTACGGCGAGGCCCGGCTCAGCGATGCGCGCCGCATGGCGCAGGAGTTCGCGAAAAGCGACGGGACCGCGATCAAGCTGCTTGATCCCATGACCGACGAAGTGGTCGAGACGATCGAGCCGCCGCCCGCCGCCGAGCCGGTCAACGTGCCGGCCGGCATCGCGCCGGGCTTCGGCGTCAACGCCAACGGCGATCTGGTCGAACTGCCGAGCGCCGGCGAGGACATGTTCAAGCCGCCCAGCGACACGTTGGCCTGGGACACGGTGCCGGCAGCGCCGGTCGAGCCGGTCCTGCCGGTCGATCAGCCCACCGCAGCCCCAACGCCGACGTTCGAGGAGCCGGTCGTCGTCGTGCCGCTCACGGTCGGCGAGGGCCAACGCTTCATGCTGTGCATCGAGGGCAACAGCTTCCCGCAGTCGAGCCCCGAGGCGTGGGCCTTGGAGTTCGCCCGCAAGCTCAAGGTGCCGGTCGTGATCCGCGACGCGGAGACGTTCGAGGTCCTTCGTCACGTCGCACCGGTCAGCAAGTCGGCGGCGCGTCAAGCGGCGAAGGCCGGCAAGCCGGCCGGCGAGCGGAAGCCGCGCGGTGGCCCGGGTCGCATGAAGAAGACCGAGCCCGAGGGCATGGTCGCGCAGATGATCGAGATGGCGACCCGTCGCGACGGCGTGACGCGCCCCGAGCTGGCGGCCAAACTGAGCAGCAAGAACCAGCCGTGGACCGCGCTGCTCAAGTCGGCCGCCGACCGCTGGGGCTACGAGTTCAGCAGCGAGCGGCCCGGCAAGAACACCGTGTATAAGCTGACTAAGATCGAGGCAGTCGCGGCGGAATAGTCACCTGGCGGCCGGCATGACGGCTGGTGCGACAATGCGCCAGCCGTTTTGCTGCGCCTGCCGAGCCGTGACGACGTGGTCCGGCTCAAACTCCCATTGACGGCACTCGTCGCACCAGTACCATGCCGCGTGCCGGATCTGGTTGTGGAGTCGGCGTTCGAGCCAGTACCAGCGGCCCACGGTCGGGTCATCAGGGCAAAGGCCGGCATCGAGCGTCACCGGCAACCTCCTGAAATCACTGGCCGGAACCGCCACGACTTTCCATAAAATACATTATGACTCCGGCAATCCAACTTCGTATCGCCAGCCGAATTGGCCTTTCCGAGCCCTAAGCGCGGCCCCTTGCCGGGTCAATCCAAAGTGCTCGGCTGCGAGGGCCACGCTTCCGAAGCGACCGGCCGGCGTGATCACCGCTTTGGATCGCGGATGACCGTCGCCTCGCTGCTCAAGGTGGTGATGCCTGCCTTCGTCCTTGAAGCGACGCCAAGCATCACTGCTAGCAAGTGAACGCTTTTGGTGATCCACGTCCTGGCAGTTCTGGCGCGCAGTCGCACAATAGACGTTCCTTGGACTGTATGGGCCAACGTCGCCGAAGCGAGCCATTACTAAGCCGTTGCCCTTTAGACCTCGGTTGTTCCACCGATCTCCGACCAGCCACCAATCCCACCACTCAGGAAGAGTGAAGAGAAACGGTATGCCTCGCCGTTTTGACGTGCCGAACTGCACCCGGTAGGCGGCATAAGCTTCCAGCGGGATTGCTCCCGCCTTCACGTGCTCCCAGGCTTCCTTGATGCGTGGGTCAGTCTGACGCGGGCGGGCGCGTTGGATTGAAACGGCACGCGTGATAGCGTCGCCAACAGCTTCGGGCATGGGTCACGTCCAAGCCAGGGGTCAGGCCGGGCGCGGGAGCTTCCAACTTCCCGCTCGGCCGCTTCGCGTCAGCGAGGCGCGCGATTCATATCGTATGAAACGGCGTTGCGCCTAGCCGGCAATCGCATCAGATGCGGCCAATTCCGGCGGCAGTCGGCCTCGATTCCTCGATAGCCAGCTGATCGCGGCGTAGAGCGTCCCCACGTCCCGGCTCAGTTCCGGCTTGACCCATTCGGACCAGAGCACGCGCTCGCGGAACACGTTTTCGGTGTGCCGAACGTACTCCTTCAAGCCGAGCACGAAGGCCGTTTCATCCGCGATGCCGAGGTCAACGGCCTGCTGTCGGACCTGCTCGACGGTGATCGAGCCGGGCATTCCAAACATGACGTTGTAGGGTTCCAGCCATTTGCCGGGCCTGATCAGCCCGTGCTTGGCCGACAGGATGAAGATGTGGTCCTGATCCGCGATGCTCAGCGCGTAGCGCAGATTGTGACGGAAGAAGCCGCCGACATACAGATCGCCGGCATACCGCGCCCTGGCCGCCTTCTTGCGGCCGCAGGGCGTGACGACAATCATCCCGCGATGGCGTGCGCCGCGCCCCACAGGATCATGCCGGCGTCGGTCGCATCCTGCAGCGCGGCATAGTTCGCGGTCCGAGGCAGCGGCATCAGCCCTTCCCGCCACGCGCGGACCACCAGAGGGTCAGGCACGCCGGCCTCCTCGAACCCGTGCGCCCGCAGGATCGACGCGTGATCAGACCCGTTCGGCGGGTAGCGGCCATCGTAGGCGGTGTGGCTGTGCGCCAGCGCCTCCATGCAGCCGGGAAGCGTCTGCGCCAGTCCGACGCTCTGCGCTTTGGACATGTCCATCAGCGGCGTGTGAACCTCGAACAGCGGCCCCATGCCGTGCCGGTCGAGCCCGAGCGCGTAGCTGATCGCGTCCTCGGCTTTCATCACGAAGCTCTCCCGGCAGTCGGGATAGTTTGCATTGTCGGCCTGGCATACACCGGTCACGAGGTCGCGGATGTCCTTGCAGATGGCGCGGTTGGCGGCGAGCACGATGAACAGCAGGTTCCGCATCGGCACGAAGGTCAGCTCGACCCGGTCGCCGATCGTCGCGTCCATGCTGGCGAAGTCGGTATAGCGTTCGAGCTCGACGCTCTGGTCGATCAGCGGCGAGCGGCCCTGCAGGATGCCTGGGACCTCGATGATCTCGTGCGACGCGACCCCTGCCATCTGAGCGACGACGCAGGCCGCCCCGATCTCGATGCGGTGCTTCTGCCCGTAGTCGAACGTGACGGCGTGAACCTCATCGAAATGCTGCTTGGCCCAGAACAGGCAGGTCGTGCTGTCCTGCCCGCCCGACAGGATCACCATTGCCTTCGTCGTCATGCAATCTCCCGCGCCAAGC